TGATTGTCGGCCATATACCAGTTTCGATAAACCATTGTTGAACTTCTGGTCTACGGCTGCATGGGTCCAAAACACCTATGTCTAGTCCACCTTCAACATCAGGTCTTGTACTCACAACACGAAGAAGTCCTTCTTTGTCTACGAAGGCACCATCTGTGGTTTGCAACGCTACCATTTCGAGAGCGAAGAGGAAATTAGCAGAAGCACTTTTACCTGCTTGCTTTTTGCCAGAAAAGGCGATAATGTTTGTCATGTCTACTCCTGTTAATATGTTGATAGTTGTTCTATGATTGGTTTGATGTCTGACGTAATGCTATCTGTCTGCAAATCTCCAAGGTCGCCAGTACCAGTGACATCTGGGAAGAACAATCTGAACTGTCTTTCCAACTGTCCCTTAATAATCGCCATGGCGTCTTTTCCAGCCTTGTCTCCATCAAGGAGGACAACTGCGGAGAGAGCCCCCGAACGCTCCAATATGACTCTTTGTTCGTCGGTGAGGTTTGTCCCAAAGAGGGCAACTGCGTTGTGTATTCCGGCCTCTTCCAGTTTCCATACGTCCCCTGGCCCCTCAACAAGAATAACTGTTCCTGACTTGAGGATGTGGTCTTTGGCGAACCAGTAATTGTAGAGGTAGTGACCTGTGTTGAATCCATCGTTATTTTTCCACTTTACGCAATAGGCTTTCTCAAGATTAGTCTGAGGACACCCCTTGTCTTTGTCATGGTATAAACTGCACTTATCACATTCGTCATATAGCGTTCTTCCCGAGAATCCAACGCAGACCTTGTAATCGTCGTCGTAAACTGGAACAGCAACCCTTCTCTTTTGATTATACGTGCCTACGTCGTACTTGTCAAGCGTTTCGGCTAAGTAACCACGGTTTAGGTAGTATGGAGAAGGAATACTCAATAAAGAACGAACCTTCTCTCTTGGCCATGTCTTATTAGACATAGTTGGAGACAAAGCTAGACGACCGAATGCCTTGTTCATCATTCGTCGTTTTAGTGTTTCTACATTAGGAATTCTTACATCATAGATACTTTTATACCCACAGAACTTTAACAACACCTTAGTTGCGTCCCCAAGTTTAGGATACTTACCAGTGTTATAGTGTTGAATCCCTCTGATAAAGCCGAGAAGGGTCTGTCCGTACATCAGACGGTTGGTATCAGGATGCTTCTTCATATGGCACCCATGCGTGCGACAACGCCAAATTCCCTTGATTTCATCCCCCTCGGGATAAATGTTTAAACCAGTGGGATTATCGCCACCATGGACAGGGCATTGACCTACGTACTTTTTACCCTGACACCTAAGGTCTGCACCTATTTCTGTCATTAGGGATTCAAAGTTCTCGCAGGCTTCATTTTGAAGCTCTACCAAGGACTGTCGAAATTCATCATCGGTAAGTTTAGACTGGGATGTCTTCTGATTCATCAATATCAACCATGTTCTCTGAAGGAGCATCTGCAAACGTTTCGTCTTGTTTCGCTTTCAGATTGCTATGCGTTTCAAGTTCCACAATTTGGGCGTACTTACCCTCCATGTGATAATTAATATAGTCAGGGAACTTAGTTCCCCCACCATGACGTGCTTTCATAACAACAATTTTATGGGTGCCAAATTCATCACCCCCATCTGCCGCCATCTCTGCATCACTCTTTGGTTTAAAAACACCTATGTTAGTAGCAAGCCAAGCGATTCGGTCAGAACCGGCAATAACACCTGTGTCTTCACCGTCAATTCCGTCACGGTTTAACTGAACCAAGGAGAAAATTGGGAGAGAGTACCTAACAGCGAAGTTATGCAAACAGGTCATCATAAACCCAAGCATTTGATATTCCTGCATGTGTGCAGCCATACCATCACCACTCATTAGCTTCATATAATCGTAGATAATCAAGCAGTCTTTAGTTGTGCCGTCTTCGTTATATCCGACATTCTGCATAACCCAACGTCGCATAATAGCAACAATCTCTGGGAATGCTCGACCACTAATATTCAGATAATGAAAGGGCATATCCTCCATAATACCACAGGCGTCGAGAACAGCTTGTCTGCCAGCTTCAGTAAATCCTACCTTACCTGTTTCAATCAGCCCAATAGACTGGTTGGATAGGTTGGCGGCAACACGATACCAGTGGTCCTCATTAATCATTTCAGTATCCAAGTATAGTACAGGAATACCTAGAGTCCCGGCTACATGTTTACCAATGTTGACACTCACCATGGACTTACCAACACCTGTTCGGGCACCCAGGAGGTTAACGCTATTTCGACGGAATCCACCACCAATGTGTTCGTCGTAATACTTGTAACCACTAGAGATACCAATCTGCTCAACGGGGTTGTCCATTAAAGCAGTCAGATGTTCACGCATTCCAACACCGAGTAATTCGGGGGAATTATTACTTGGGCCTTGTAGACGGTTAGAGAAGTCGAAGAGGGGCTCCTCAACCATACCTAGAATTTGCTCGATTGGCTCGTCACCATTAATATCTTCTAGTGTCTTCCCAGCGAACATTAACTGGTCCATCAACTGTCTTGTGATGGATAACTTCTCAACCTTAGCAGACCACTTAGAAACGTTCTCGGGTAATACCCTACCGTTTAGAATGGTACGAACATGATTTACGTCATCAGGTTTTTGGAACAGCCAGGAATAGCCCATCTGTTCGGCTGTAGCAGCGACAGAGGATTCGTCCAGGCGTTTCATTTCCTGTCGTCCGTACATATCGTGAAAGATGTTGAACAAAGCTTGATTAGCAGTATCGGTAAAACTATCCGCTCCACTAACCAAGTCTGTCACATCTAAATAACCGTCTTCTCCATGAGAAAACATTCCGGTTAAAACTGCTCTCTCTGCACCTAAGTCTTTTACGTTATCTGTTTTTAGCATTCTTTACTCAAACTGTTGTCGGTTAACTCGTCTACCAGGATTCTCTCGTTCTTCACGTAGCTTCTTACGCTCAATTCTCTCGCGACCAGCACGAGTATTGCAGTCGTTACATCTGTAAGTATTGTGCTTAGGATTCTTGTTCCATCCCGTTGCTAGTCTCTCATAGACAGTCTCTTTTGTTTCACAGAGGGCACACTCTACATCAACAGTATTACCAGTTTCAACTCCTCCTGCTAATAGAGACCTATCTCCCCCCGCCATTTGAGGCTTGGTCCCCAAGTCGGGATTGTTGCTAACTAGAAGGTTTGAATGAACATTCTTATTGTCAGTAAAACGATTTACTCTTTTACCTGGAATATTCATGGGGGACTTTCTGCTTTCGAAGTCCCCATTTTCGTTTTCAAATAACTCCCCAGGCTTGGATGGTGATTTTGCAGTCGCCACCATATTATTTCTTCCTTGATTACCTGAGAGCTTAGGTGCGTTAACCTCAGACATCTTATCAATGGTTTCTTGTGTAGCATACTCTGGCTCTGGAGCGAATAGGTTTGCAACAACTTCTGGTGCTATATCATCCTCTTCGTCATCCTCTTCGTCAAATCCTACTTCATCCCCTGGTTCAGGGTCTCCCGGTAACCACAAATTAGACCCCTCTTCGGGTTCTTTGATGTCATGGGCGACGGCTTGTTGTTTTATTATATCATCCTCGTCGCCAAGGTCAACCTCTAACGTCGCCCAATCTGGGGTTTCTGGTTCGGGAGGCTTAGGAATCTCTAGCGGCTCCCCCGTAATGCTGGTAAAAACCTTACAAACAATTGTCCAATCCTGTTCGAGAACGGCTTTTTTAAGTGCTTCAGGTAGCGTTGACATAGTTTTGTCTATCCTTTGTTCGTTGATACTGAGACATCATTTCTGACATCTTGTTTAGTTGTGTAGGAATATAGTTAAGACGAGAGTGAAGGCTCTCAGCCCTACAATAAATCTTATGGTATTCTTGGGCAGCACTATCTTGATTAATAGCCATGGTTCTAATATTGGCCACACCCAAGAACTTGTCGTACTGTTTCATCTGGGGGGCAACAATTCTATCTCTTTGTCTCGCCGCCCAGTCCATCTTGGTTTTAAGTTCGTTAAGAAGTAGTTGGAGATATAGTGCTTCTTGCTGCATTAAATAAGCTGCCTCAGCACATTCCTCTGAACACATTTTTCTCAAAACCTCTTGGCTAGTCTTGAGATACTTAATAACCTCAGTACTTTCGAAGTGAGCGAACTGACCCATAAGTCTATTAAGCTCAGCTTCTACAGCTTTCCAATCAGTTTCCACCCTGGATAATTTTCTCTCGCCAGTCATCATCACTCTCATTATAAGGAAGTTCTACAATTCTCAAATTATTATGGTGGCACCACTCAATCTTTCGATTGTCGTTAGCCTTAGCCCTAAGAAACCCCATCTTATCACCATGAAAGTGTTCGGTGTAGTTATAGTGCTGTTGTCCATGAACTTCAATACAAACCTTACGAGAAGGAAGAAAGAAGTCCAAAAATAGTCTCATACCTGGGAGAGGAACCTCCTCTAATACACTTTGTGTCGGGTAGAGGCTTTTGAGTATCGCCCTGGTTCTCAAATGCAAATCGCTTCGCTTTCGCCTATCGTCAATATCAACCTCATGCCCACTTGGAGGCCAGTTGTACTCACGGTCGTCAAAGTCATAGACTTTCATACTATACTTCCTGTTCTAATCCCAACATGCCATAGATTTCCTTTTTTAAAGCCGCAACGTAGCCAGGGTTATCTCTCAGTAGTTTAACCATCTGCTCTTTCCCTTGAACCTTCACTTTACTAGAGAAGGATTTATCAGGGTTTCCTTTTTTGTCCACAGTCCATTCATCTATCCCTAAGAGGTCGAGGTGGTACTGCATATAGTCCAGGGTTAGCCACGAGGAACCAGTGATAAAACCTGTCTGTTGACCAAGTTCCATCAGTTCGTAGACCTCGTCGATTCCAATACCATAACGGATGGTGGATTGAAACTTCTTGTGGGGTGCCACGATAGCGGTAGATTTAGTCACCCAGTTTACCTTTTGTCCTACAATATCAGCGTCGTCAGCAGAACTAGCCTTCATTAATTCAATATGTGTACACTCAAGGTCAACGTCAACAGCGTAACCAATCTTACGACCACCAGAACGTCCCTTCTGCTTTTGGTTCATCTTAGCTCGTGTATTAGCAATCAAGTGTTGAATACCAATAACAGTAACACGATTAACAGGGAGGACAGTAGCAACACGCTTAGTGAACTGAGCCAGCAGGCGATAACCGCCGTCACCAGCAACTTGACCAATATCAATGTTATGTTCTTTCTCAGTAGCAATCTGAGAGAATGAGTCAACGACAACTACACAACCTGGGTCATTATGGATGAAGTGTTCGGCTATAGCAATCCACTCCTCACCCTTTAGAATCTTACCTTCAACCTTACCACCCTTGCCATCCTTTTCTTCCTCTAGGAAAGAGCCGATAACGACAATCTTATTAGGGTCTAAGCCTTTAATACCGAGAAGGTCTCGCCTCTTTAATCGACCTTCTACGTTTAGAAAATAC